CCAGTCGCTAAGGATGTCCGCCACGTTTTTCGCTGGCATAGGTGCAGGTGCCGCAGCCGAGGCTTTAGGCCGCTTGGTTGGCTCGTCCATAGGCTTTGCTGGAGCTTCAGAGAATGCCGCAGGCAGCGCAGCTTGCGTAGTGTTCTCACGGCTTGGCACCATCTTGAACTCAATCGCTTGCTTGGCATCCTCAGTAGTGCTTTGGGCCTTAGCAATCTCCCACTCACCACGAGTTAGCGGACGCACAGCGCGGAACTTCATGACTGGCACAGCTTCGCTAGTGTCGAACCGGGCCTCAGTAACCAGTCCAGTAATCGGCAGGCCGTGACCTGACAAGAATTTACCAAACGCTTGCAGGGGCATCTTGTCACCATCTGCCTTACCGAAGTAAGACTTAGCTGGAACCGACAGACGATAGATATTACCGCCGATATCATTCTCCAACGCGACAGCCAGTCGCTTGCTGTAACGGCATGCACGGGCCTTGCCATCACCGGAGCCCTCGATATTCTTGGGGCAGGTAGCACAGGTAGCGCTCTGTGGGTTAGTCACCTCTGCGTTAGGCACATTGCCTTCGGCAGACCAGCATGCTGGCTTGGCGTCCTTACCTTCTTCGTACTTGCCCTCGTAGTATGTACGGGACACGCCCTTGCTAGTTGCAAGGATAACGAAGTTCATTGACCGATCTTCATTCTTGGCGACTTCCTCACCACCAACAACCATACGCCACACGCCTCCCTTAATAGAGATTTGTTTGCCGCCCGAGCTACCGGCAATGTCTTTGGTTGTGGAATCTGCGACATCGCGCAGGTAGTCAGGGAGGCTTTCACCAGAAGAGAAAAGAGTTAAATTGCTCATAAAAAGTCCTTAAGTTATTTTGAAGCGCGACGAACGGTTATCGAGTACTTAGCCTCGACATTTACACCAGCAGGCATGAGGTCTGAGTTCTCTTTGATGAAATCCGAAAAGTTGCCTTGGTGGATTCGTCGCTCAAGAAGTTCAGGCACATCGTGCTCACGGATGAACTTGTACATACTGTCCCAATCGCTAGTCCAGTATCGGGACTTGATAGTCCGTGTAAAGGAGCCATGCGAAGTCTTACCCCCGTCTTGGCCTGTTGCTTTGCAGATTTCCAGTAGCTCGTCAGCAACCATGCTTAGCTGTTCCTCAAGCGCTGAAATCTCTGCTTCCATCTGTTTTGTTTTTAGGTCTTTGGCGTCACGTATCTTGATGTAGACCGCGACAAGTTGGTCGGCATTTGCCATGTGTTACTCCGGTTGACTTACGTTGAATAGAAATGGAGTGGGGGTCGCCCACAATTGAAATTATACACTGTCTAACTTAGTCGTCAAGCACTTGTTTGTACAAATCGACTAAACCTTGGTGTAAATCTATGTTGCTTTGCAGCATAGCGTACATGCGCCGCTCGACGGGACTGCCTTGTAGGTGGGTCACCGTGACCTTGTTGGTCTGTCCCGCCCTGTGGGCACGGGAGTTGGCTTGCAAGTAAATCTCTGTAGATGATACAGGCCCCCACCACACAACTTGGTCTGCGCGGGTTAGGGTTATCCCGTGGGCCGTAGCCTGCGGACTGAGTAAAAGTATGCGGGGGTTGTCCTCGGTTTGGAACCGCTTGATGGCCTCGGCTCGCTGGGACGCAGGCATGCCGCCCTGTATGCTCTCTACCGAATAACCCGCTTTGATTAGCTCATCGCGCAGCATCTCCAGCGTGTGCCGGTACGGGACGAACAGCAAAATTTTATTGTCGGTTCCCTCAATGACGGTCATGAGTTCTGCCAGTCGATTACTGACATCAAACTCAACCACGTTCCCATCATCCGTATAGACCGCACCTTGTGCTACTTGGAGTAGCTTGTTGAGCATAGCCGCTGCGTTTACGGCGGTAATTTCTGAGCCTGCCGCGATGGTCATCATTTGCTTTTTTAATGCGTCATAGTACTTAGTCTGCTGCGCTGTCAGTGGGATGTCACGGGTTGAATACAGCAGGTCAGGTAGGTCTAGGCACTCGGCTTTAGTGAACCGTATCGCAGGCTGCAATATCTGATGGACGATTTGCTGGGCATCTTGACGCGGTACCCACTTGTACTGGTTAATCTTTAGCATCACCTTATCTCTGAAGGCTCCCATGAACCGAGGAACTGAGTCGGGCGCAACCAACTTGGCTAGGCCGTATGCGTCTATGGGTGATTGCGATGCAGGGGTGCCGGTCATGAGCCACAGTCGAGTGTTGGGTCGCACCAGTGCGGCAAGGGCTTTCCATCGGTCAGTAGTCACGCTCTTAACTGCATTGGCTTCGTCCACGATGATGAGGTCAAAACCGCCTTCCATAAGCTCTTTGTTAACTACTTTCACCCCATCAAAATTTATGATGACGAACTCATAGCCTTTAGCAATCACAGCTTGGCGTTGCAGCCTTGAGCCTTGAGCGATAGCCACAGTGCGGTGCATGACTGTCTTGAATAAATCAGAGCGCCATGCAGTCTCCATGATGGACACAGGGCACACCACCAATACACGAGTTACTTTCCCTTGCGTCATCAAGTAGTCAGCCGCCCATGCAGCAGCGCCGGTCTTGCCTGTACCGGCCTCGTTGAACACAAAGCATCGTGGGTGTAGGGTTAGGAAGTCGGCAGTAGTTCGTTGATGGTCGAACGGGGTGAACATACCGGGCCATGAGTAGCGCCCCAGTATGGGGCTAGGCACATCCTTGATGCCTAGATTGCGAAGCAGTTGCACTTCGTCAAATCCCCAGTTAACCAGTACGCGGTCTACATCCCCTTGCTGTGCAATAACCTTGCTTTTGGGGATGAGTGCGGTTATCTGTTGGGACTTTCTTGTGTTGAAAAGCAGGGCTTTATTGTCGATAGTTTGCATGATAGGAACATTAGAAAAACAAAAATAGCCGGGTAGTAAACTACCCGGCAAATCAAGGAGAGACAACATGCCGATTGCTCGGCAGGTAAATTCTAGCCTACTTCATCGTACCAGTTTTGGTACGGGCAAAACTTCTGTTAGCGGTCTGACTACGAGCCCGCAGATTACTTACCTTGGTGGATGCACCACCCTTGCTTAGCGGTTTGATATGGTCTACGTCCACGTTGTCCGGCAGGGTGCCATTGGCTTTCTCATAGGCGCGGCGAGCCTTATGCCGTTCGGATTGTTTCTTAAGTTGTTCGGGAGTACCTTGATAGTTTGCGTACTCTTTCGCGTAGTTACGTTTAGTTGCCACGGTGATACTCACATGTAGATACTGGGCAGAATTTACACAGCGCAGAGCTACGGGGATTCCATACACCCACTACTACTGCTTGCTCAATTGCATCAGCCCTGCCCGCCCACTTCGACAGGATTGTTGCCAGTTCCAAGCGTTGGAACTCGGTCTTAATAATATCCCCAGCCACCACGAATAGCAACGCCCCTTTTACGAGGTCTACTTCCGGGTGATGGGTCATGACCATTGCAGCCATTAACTCAAGCTGCGCTACGTCAGCATACCGACTGCTCTTGCCGGTCTTGTAATCAACTACTCTTGCAACTCTACGGTCTCGGTTGATCGACAGAAAGTCAGGAATTCCTCGGAACCATACGTCTTTATCAAAGAATTCGCAGGGGGTAAAGTCAGCGCGGATTGCCATTCTTTCTTCGCATCGGATTTCTCCGGTTGCTTTGGCGAGAGGTTCCACGAATGGCGCGTAGTGCGCAAGATGTTCAGGTAAGGGTTTGTTGTCACGTATACGTTCTTCAAAGGCTTTATGTACGGCGGTGCCGTACATGGTCGCTTCTGTGTCTTTTGATTTGAATTTTTTGAGGATACGAACCTCATGATACCTACGGGGACAACCTTCAAAGTCTTTAATAGAAGAATAGGAGTGTGCAAGTGCCATGAGTTTCTCGCGTTTGTTTGGAACCTATAGTTTAACAGTCTCCATAACTAGCCCCCATTCCGGCTTCGCAAGCTAATGGTAAACCCGTAGCCCATGCTGGTTGCCATGACATACAGTCCACAACAAACTGTTTAGCTTCCTCGGCCTCTTCTATCGGAGCCACGCATGCCATCGCATCATGCACAGTCAGCACCACCTTATAGCGTTTGGAGATACGCAGCATCTGCTCAGCCACCACACACCGCGCTACCGCTTGGGTGAAGTTCTCCACTATTTTTCCACCGTAAATTTTTACCTGCTGGCCCTTGGAGTAGTACGACCACTCAGTGTTACCGTTAATCGTGGTCTGCGTTAAGTCGGGGTAATGTATATACAGCCCGTTAGGCAGCGTCATCCGATTGTTAGGCATGGCATGGATAATTCCCACCGCGTCAATCTGTGCCCCATTACCCATAGACATCGCCCTGAGCGCGTCCTGCGCCCGCTGCCATAACGCAGGGATACACGAGTACGTAGTTCGGTACGTATTAATAATACGTTTGGCCTCGGCTAAGTCCACCTCAACCCCTGCCACTGTCCGTAAGAATATCTGTAGCTTGTTGGGGCCAACCCCATACCCTGCACCTAGGATAACGGTCTTACCTACTTGGCGTTGGCTACCTGAGCCCGTGGTAACTTGGTCAACTGGTATGCCGTAGATGCTAGCTGCCATGATGCTATACACGTCCTGCTTATTGGCAAAGGCGTCCAGCAAGTCCTGCTGTCCAGCCAGCCACGCAAGGGTTCGCGCTTCAATCTGCGATGAGTCGCAGTCAATCACCACATGTCCGGGCGGTGCCATCATGGACTTCTTAATCTTGTTGGCGTTCTCCCCCCGTGCGGGCAGGTTCTGTAAGTTCACCGAGTCCTGTCCCGACCACCGACCTGAGTGCGCCCCGTAGTACCGCAGGGGTACAGGGAACGCGCCGCGCTGCGACATGCCTATGAATCGTTGGGTGCGTGTCTCCTCCAGCGTGGACTTGCTGCCTATACGGCATGCTGCCAGTGTCTGTACGCGCTCATCAGGAAACTCCAGTAAGGAGGCAAACCCCTCGTCGCTCTTGGCAAACGCATAGGTCATGCGCCCCGTGGCCGGGCTTATCTTCATGGGCGGCTCTATGCGGAACGTGCGCAGCAGCGTAGCAAACTTCTCATTGGACATGAGTAACTTCTTTATGCCCGCCATGCCCTCGCTAAAGATAGCGTGTACGTAGTCAGGGTCAGCCTTCTCCAGCATCATGTCCCGTACCGACTCCATCAGGGCTTGCTTGCGGTCTTGCACTTCAGTCAGGTGCTTACGCAGCATGGATTCATCTAGCACTAGCACGGGGTCAATGTACATGCGCAGCGTTAGGTCGATCAACTGCAACTCAATCTTAGGGAACCCAAGGGCCATGTACTTCTTAAATAGCGCATGGGTCAAGTCCACATCGTTTACGCAGTACGCACCATACTGGGCCAACTCCTCAGGGCTAAAGTCTTTGTAGTTCTTACCTAGCGCCCGCAGCACCTCGTCGCCCTTTTGTCCTACGCCCATGCGCTCGGCCTGTGCCTTGAGACTATGGGACTTCTCATGCGGGAACAAAGCCCGTGACATACCCATGATGTCAAACCATGCCAGCGGCTGCACCCCGTAGTGCCAGCCTAGTATGGCTCCATCGAACGCTGTGTTCTGACACAGCACCATCTTGTTTGACCAGTCGTTTTGCTTAAGTACTTTCTCTAGCTTGGGCTTGGCAACCCATGCAGCTTGCTCGTCATTGAGTTTGAATGCAGCACCAATAGCTTCGAATTGCGGGGAGCGTATGTACTCCTCGGTTGTCATCTTGGTCAGGGAGTAATCACGGGAGTAGTAGGTCTCTAGGTCTAAGGTTAGTAGCATAGGTTTCATATCAGAACTTCCCCAGTGCTTTATTAAAGAAACTAGAGGCTCTCCTTTGAGTTTCTACGTGGTGTTGATGTTCCAGAGTAGTTGCGTTGCCATACAGCAGTCGAGGGTCGTTGTGTCCCGTCGCCATATCGTACTGGGTATGTGTTGTGAACTTCGGCATCCGTTCATCTTTCTCCGGGTCGTCCGGCTTCATCAATGTCTCAAGCACCCACACCATAAGTTCGGGTTCTTTGATGTACTTGTCATGGGCATCGTTAAGTGCTTGGCGGTCACGCTTGGATAAGTTGCCGTTCTCAGACATGAGGTGCAGTCTGCCCCCATAAAGAAAGTCCTCAGGGTGTGTCTGCATCCGTTCTATCATCATCGCTGCTGCGGGTGAGCAGTCTAGTTCGTGTGTCATGGTCTCTCCAGTTAAGTTGATCGTCTCGTGCGCGGGCTTTACGCTTACGCAGGGCGTCTTTTAATTTGCGGTTCTCCTTCTGCTCCAGCGGCTTTTGCCGGTTTTGCAAAAAGTCCAAAATTGGATTTGGTGTTGTAGATGTCACGTACAAGCTCCAAGTTAGTTTCGTTAATAACTAAGGCTATGCCTCCGGCCTCGTCGATGCGCCGCAGATTGTGTAGTTGTAAGTCAGTGGGTTTGTTGCTACCGGCCTTGGCCTCGATACCTATGAACCTCCCTTGCAGACAAACAAGGATATCGGGGGTGCCGTTGTTAGCATGCAAGCCCCCTATGTAGTTCACAGCATACGCACCCTGCGCCTTAAGCGCAGCATGTATCTTAGCCTTGACCTTGGCCTCGGGTGTCATTTACTACCGTCCACCATTGCCCTGCGCGCAGCGTCTAGTGCGGCCTTGGCGTCTAGCTTTAGGTGTTCGATTTCTTCTTGTTGCAGCAGCATACGGGCATAGGCTTCCTTAGCAAACTTAGCTAAGTTTTCGTTTGTCCATGCGGCAAAGTTCGGGCCATCACTCATATAGGTTTCTCCGTTGGTTTAGGGCAGTTCTCAGGGGGCACTATTACACACCATACAGCCGCCCATTGTTTTCTATGCTCCCTACCGGAAATCCATCTGTCTATGTACGCATCGGGCATTGTTATCAGCGCACGTCGAATGGGTTCCGGGGGTTTTTCCAATCGCTCGGCTATCTCAGATACAGTCAGGCCGTCATGATACTTGTGTAGCGCCATCCTTACGGCATGGTGGTATGACTTACGCACTGTCACCCCGAACACTAAAAGCATCAATTATCTCAGTTGAGATACGCTGTAACGTAATTGCATCGCCGACATCATGCTTTTCGTTTACACGTAGCAGGCGTTGTATTTCTCTGAGCGCTAACCACGCTTCATCGGCGTGAATTGCATCAAGCACTTCGGCTTTTTCTTCAAGTTGGATTGTTACTTTCATATTTTTCCTGTGGTGGTGTGCAAGTATGGATATCCTGTGTGCGCTTACCGCAGCGGGGGCAGAAGTTTTGCTCCTGCGCTGGCTGTGCTAGTGCTGCTTTGATGGAAGCGATGGCTTGGACAACCTTGTTTTCATCATAAGTTTGTGCAAGGCCAAAGTCATCCTCGCTATGCCATTCATCTTCACAGCAAGTTTCCAGTGCCTCAAGCGCCAGCTTCAATGCTTCTTTCATGTGTTTTTGTCCTTTAGTGAGTAATGCATTCATGCAGCACAGATAGCTTTGCCATTTCGTACATCCATACAGCGTGTTGGTTATCTACATGAGATGAGAGAAATTTAAGTTCGCCATCTTCGTAGAACAGCACAATACAAGATTGCTCAGGTGCTATACGCTCTATTGCATGGGTAAGCATGGCAGTAGCGTTCCAGTCTTTAAGGTGATGTACTTTCATGTGTTCTTCTCCTTTGATTTTGCTTCAATGGCGCGTTCATAACCAAAGTTAGGTGATTCACATTCGCCATACTGGTTGTGGTGTTGCTCATAGATAACATCAATTTCCTCATCCGTCAGGCTTACCCACGGGCGCTTATAGACTTGGATGTCGTCGTCGTCATCTTTGCGCTTAGTGTGATGCACAAGGTACATCCCTTCCTCGTCCAGCGCCGCTGCTTTCTTTGATTTGTAGCCTGTCATGTTGTTCCCCTTGGTGGATAGCTTGCCATTGAGTAGGCATCATGCATTTGACGCATGAATGCACAAGCCCTCTTATGCTCATCGGCACGGGCTGCTGCTTCTACAACATTAGCAAACCTATACCAAGCGTTGTCAGGAACCCAGTTGTCCATTCCGCCTTCGTGTAACCCCATGTCGGCTAATATTTGCATTGCTTCTTGTTCAGTCATATCACTTCCCCCATATTGCAAAAGCAATCATTGTTAAGCCAGCTACTACAAACATAAAAGCAATCAAGCCTTTGAAGGTATCGGCAAGGTCATCTAGTGGGTCTTCCTGCCCCATTAAAAATCCTTTGACATACGCCTCATTGGCTTCTTGTGCGCGTTGCTTTCTGATAGGGCAGTCACGCCCTTGTGTGCATTCTCCGTTTGCGTTACAGCAGTTCATTTGCTTACCCCCGCCATTCAATAAAAAACATGCCTACTAACACGCCAAGCGTAAAGAAAACCAGCAATTTAGTTAGGTATTTGAATGTCATTTGGCACGCTCCTTGAGCATTGCGTCTGCCCACCTATAAGCGGTTTCACAACAATCATCAATGTCTGCTGTCCCCATAATTTTTTGCATAGCCAGTCCCGCCCAGTAATCACGCAAGGTCATGGCAGTTACCATGCCGCCATTCTTGATGTTCCATTCGGTGTACTGCTTGGCAATCGTTGCATTAATCGTTCCATCAATCGTTGCATCTTTCATTTGTATTCCTCCAGTCGTGCGTTAAGTCGCGTGATTCGGGTCATGTTGTAGTCTACGATTGACTGTGCATACTCCACCGCAGTCTCGGCGTTTAGTTTCTCAAGGTGCGCGTCTGATAGCTCAGCGGCAATCATCTCAAGGGGTGTGGGTTTCTTGAAGGGCTCCTTCATCAACTCCATGAATCGTATCTTTTTCATCGGGCGTCCTTACTTGAATAAGTTGTTGAGCGTATCGCGCAGTTCTTTGGCCTGATAGATGGTCAGGTTCTTGATGATGTTATCTACGTTGTAGTTAGTCGTGATGATGGCTGTCCTTGGCGCGGGTGCTGGTGCCTCTACCTTGACCTTAGCTGCGGACTTAGCCTTGACCTTAACTTTAGCCTTAGCCTTTGGGCTACCGCGCAGACCGGCTTTAAGTGGCGTGTACTCCGGGAAGTTGGCATGCAACTCGTCACCTTCAATGCGGATAAGACGTTGCCGAATCATTTGCGATATAAGCGTTGCAGTGGAACCCGGTTTGTACCCCATCGGATGTAGCTTCTCAACTGCTTCTTTACGGGTGATGCCGGGGTTGTCCCTGACCATATTAAACGTAGCACGAGTCACGTTGTTGGTAACTCTAAATAGTTGTTTGCTTTCGGGTTCTTCCCACTCAGCAATTGCGGCTTCCAGTTTTTCTTTAAGCAAGGTCATCAATTTCTCCTTCAAGTTTCAGAATTTCGTTTTGCAAATCTTCGATATCACGCATACGCATATCCAGCCTTTCGGCCAGTAGCTCTAGTAGTTTGTCTTTCTTAAGTAGCATGTCTACTTCATGCAGTAACTCCCTATCGGTCATGTTGTCAAACATCATGGCTAAACCTCACTAGGTTATTGTTGTCGTCCGTCTCAAACCACAGGATGTGCTTTGGCGGTTGGTATCTGATAACGGGGAACTTCCCCGCTATCTTTGCTACGTCCAGTATGGTAAGTAACCAGTCAGGACGCATATCTAACCGATGCAAGGAAGTGAAAGGCTCAGACGCAAACCTATCATATTCATACGTGGTCAGTCGAAACGTATCACCTTCTTCTTCGTATCTATACTCCATCAAATCCCCAATCAAATGCAGACAGGATGTCGTCCACCTTCTGCTTTACTAACACACGAGTACCATCCTCCTCCCGCAACTCTTTGGGAGTTACGCCGGACAATACATCCTGAAGCTTACGCCTAGCTTTCTCCAACTCAGGGTCGTTGGTCACGTTCATGGCGGTCAGCAGGTCACACAACTCCACGGCACCAGTCACCAAGGTATCGTGAAACTTACGCTTCTCCCCATCCTCCTCCACAGTCAGGCGGTCACTTAGCTTGCTTAGGGCACTGTGCAGCCGAGTCCATGAGTCCTGCGTAGCCGATGCCAACTGCTCACCTAGCTTGCGCTCGTACTGCTCCATAAGCTCGCGCTGTACCTCGCTCTCAACATCTAACCGGAAGTCGCCCGATGTGGGTAGTGGGATAAACCCTATGTCCATGCGGAACCTACGCGCCACCTGAGTAGTGTCGGGGTACTCTTGGCGGTCAAACAACGTGCCCAACTGGAACGCAGCAGCAGCCACCAGCGTGTCGTACTTAGCAAGGAACGCATCGACCAGTAACTGAAACTCCGCTTGGTATCGGTTCATCTCAGTCTTGTAGTCCATCAGGGTCGCAGTGGGCAATAGCCTCGCACCACGGTCATTCCACGGCAGGGTCAGGCGGTAGTGTTCAGCCCTAGCCCGCGCTTGGAACTTGGTGATAGCTTCTAGCTCTTTGCACTCAGCAAACAGGTTCTTGTATACCGATGCAGCCTTCGATGAGCCTGAGCCCTTGGCGGTAGTTACCTCGGCTTGTGTAGCCCGGTCTTGCTTACGTCCTGAGTAGGTTGAGATGTTGAGGTCTACGAGCATGGCGGCACGAGCAACGCCAGCGATGTGTTGATTAGTCATGTTAGTTCTCCAAAGTTTTAACCAGTTAAAAGTTTATTTGTTTATCTGCTGCACCAATTTAAGCGCGTCATAGTAATCATCGTTAACGCACAGCACATTGAGCCAGCCGCGTGTCGGCACACGATTGAGTACGTCCTTGTATTGAAGGTTGTCCCCATACGTACCTTGGTTAGCGCCTAGGTACTTCTCCTCCATAAACTCACACTCCGCTAGCACCGCACTTAGCTGCGCCAGTTGGGTTTCGTTTAGCAGCACTTTCTTATCACTCACATTAACTACATACTTCATTTTCATTCTCCTCAAAAGTAATTTCATTGCACTCACATGACTCGATAAAAGATTCCTCGGATGTCAGGTGTTCATACTCATCACGTAGCTCACGATACAACTTACTGCACCGCTTACCTACCCACTCTTGCATAGCATCCTCAAGGTTCGCCATGTCGCATTGCTCCTCAACTAATTCATCCCATGCCTCACGGTCTAGGTGTTTGAATATCCCCGATGGGTAGGTGTTACCTATTACTGAATACTCCATGTTTACGCGAGAGTGCCCCCTATGGCTTATAGATACAGTCGCGTACTCTCGATAGTCCTCCATAGCTACGTACAGCACGGGATACTTAACGTCATATCCTTCGGCCTGCATCCACTCAACCACATCTATCTGCCCGTTGAATGCAGCGTAGTCACTCTGCGAATACCCTAGGTCAAATTGAATGTCCCCTACCGTAATACCGACCTCGGCACAGTCGGCCTTCAAACCCTCTTGCACATACTCCCACCAGTCATCATGACAAGCGTTTTCACGCCAGTCGTCATACTCTTTCTGAAACCGCTTAGGGTCACTAGCTTTCAATTCATGTACGTTCATCTGCGTTCTCCTTAATGTTGTACACAGTTATCAATCCATCAAACGCTTCCTTAGCTTTTGCCTTAGTGCGAAAGATGTTGTTAAAGAATACGTCGAGGCCCAATGGGCCACGGACGCTCGGGCTAATGGATAGCATCCACCCATCGTTGAACTGATGTATCCGGCACATGACTCCCCATTCATTGTTGACGTACATATACCCGGCATTCATAGCATGCCACTCGCCTTTCATCGGTGTCCCCTAACTATTGCTGTTTGAGTACTAAGTAATACTCACCAATCATTGAACGATGCTGGTCAATATCGTCTGGCTCCTCACCTACACGTATGAATTCGATAGCGATACTTTCAAACTCCTCGGCTTCAATCCTCTCGCGCATCTCTTCAAAGGCTTTGACTTCGACGTAATCTCCATACCATTTCACATCGGGGATATCAAACTCCAATATGCAGTCGGCATCAAGCCATTCCATCTTTGACCCCCACGCTTCTGATACGTCTTTGAACGTAGTAGCCATGAGAGTTTTAAGTAACCCGTACTTCTCCACCCGCAATGAAGAGTCCCCAGTCGGATAGATGATGCACACAACATCACTGCGATAGCCCATGTCACACCTCCAATTGAATAGTCGTACCGAACGGCGCTTTGATGTCGGATGTCACAGCCCACAATGTAGGCACATCGCTACGCCCCCAATCACCTACGTACCCATCGGTAAACTGCACGATAGCCTGCGGAGTGATACGCTTCTTGCGTAGGTAGTTGAACAACACAGCACCATCGGTGCCGCCACCGCCCTTGGGCTTGAGGTCTTGCACAGCGAACTGCCCATCCTCGAACGTCTGATGCCCTGCCACTGCCGTGTCCCAGTAGATGACGTGAACCTTGTGCGGCTTGACATCACCGATGATGGTGGTTATCTCGGACACGAACCTAGTCATCTCAGCACCGCCGAAGCACGAGCCCGATGTGTCGAACCCAATAACTAACTCGCTCATGGTGGTGCCCAGCATGGTAGGCATGTAGATGTCCTCGCTAAGAAACCTACGATTAGGCCGAGACCACGACGACTCATCACGCCCGCTGCACGTCTCTTGCACAAACTCACGCAGTGCCTTGCGCCAGTCAATCTTAGGTGCGAGTAAGTCACCAAACACACCGTCCGAACCATCGGCACCCTCTTTGGACAGCCGCTTACGCAGCATCTCGCCCTGACGTATGGCACGTTGAATCTCGTTGGCCTGCTCTTGTGCAGCCTCGGGGTCGTTGTTAGCTGCGTTACCTTCCCAGTCATGGTCGTCTAGGCCACCGCCACCGCTGCCGTTCTCGGGGTCTTTCATGAGGTCATTGAATATCTGCAACACCGACCAGCCACGATACTCAGGCTTAGGCTTGATACCACTCTTACTAGGCATCTTGATAAAGCCCTCACCATCGTCGGTGTCCACCAGTGCGCCGTTGACAAAGTAGTCAGCAGCCACGTTAGCTAGCTGGGCATTGATGGTATGCAATGACTTCCACACAGCCATGTGTCGATACGCCTTGTGTGTTGCCTCGTGCAGTACAAGGAACCGCAACTCAGGGTCGGTGGGCATGTTCGCTTCGATGAAGTCAGGGTTGTACAAAACGTCCCACCCATCGGTAGCCGCAGTAGGTACTGATGTAGTCACCTCGACTTTGCCACACGCAATCACACCGCTATACGCACAGAACTTCTTGTGCTGCATGATGGCGATGTGCGCTTTCTTGATACGGTTACTTACGTCCATCTCGCTTCTCCTTGGAAAGTTTTAACTGGTTAAAAGTTTTAGGTCGGTATGCAACCCCGATACGTCCGGGGTGCCAGTCTTTGTGCAAGCGCACGATGGTGCGCCCGTCACTTGTGCGTTCAGTTATCAGCATGAATGTGCCCCTTAGAAAAACTTACCGAGCTTGGCAGCGGCAGTAGTAAACGAACGGTTACGGCAGGCCATACCTACCTTGGCGCTATTGGTAGCCAGTGACATAACGAACAGCGCATGCGCCTCGAACGACTCCTTACTCATACGCTCGGCGTACTCCATCACCGCGTCCATCGTGTCCTCGGTTACTTTGCCAGCCAGCATGAACGCCATGAGGAACAGAGCCCCGGCAGTCTTGGGTACCTTGGTCGTGCTAGGTGATAGCGTGATAGCCTTGAACGATGGCAACTGGTCAGCCATGTTGATAATCGCGTCCATCTGCCGAGCCGCCGACTCGCCGATAGTGCCCGCCAGTGCAGGCAGGGTAGCCTCCCCTAGTACCGCACGTTGACTGATGATGTTGCCCGCCTTGACTAGCGAACGCGGTGAACAGAACGCTTTGGTATTGCCGGTCATCGGGTTGAAGATGTACGGATTCTTAGTCTTGGAATCGAGGTCAGCGTAGCAGTCGAATATCTCCGGCGTCTGATGGGCGAACGCCATAATCTCAGGCGCTACATTGTTGTTAGCCGCCCATTGCAGCCACGCCTCGGACGTAGGGTTAGCCAGCGTCACCACGGTCATACGATTGAACGCATGTGCAGGGATGTTGTCGCCCACGCCATCGGTATCTAGATTAGTAGTACCGAACACAATCGAACCCTTGGGTAACTTAACGTCACCGATGCGATGCTCCAAGATAACCGGCAGCAGCATATTCATAACGGGGCGGGACGCCTTACCTAACTCGTCGAGGTTGAGCATGACCGGCTTGGTCTGATTCTTACTGACACCGAACCGCACGTTGGGTGCATACGCTGTGGTCATCTCCTCACGGTCAATGACCGGCATGCCAAGGTCGCCGAGGTCAAGGTTAGCTACGTCGATGTAGCAGAAGTGATGGTTAGGCAGGGATGAACGCAGCGAGTTAAAAATGTCCGACTTGCCGATGCCGGGTTGCCCCCGCAGTAGTATGGTGTTGTTAGCACCGATGGATTGGATAAGAGTAGCGGCTTGAGAATGATTGACTTTCATGATGTGTCCTAGAAAAGAAAAGAAAAGTTTTAACTGGTTAGAAGTTTGAGAGTATGTGGTGTGATGCTTACTTGATGCTTACTACCTCCGTTTTGATTGTGCTGTACATATCTTTTTTGCATACGGCCATGATGCGTGACCAGCAGGTCTTAGCGGTGCCTGACTCTTGCCATTCCCTGATACCCCCGAAACCTGTCCACATATGCTCATACTTGTACTTGGCGATGATGTCGGGCCAGTCTGATGCTGTCTCGGGGTCGGTGAGGATGTCGCTCAATCGGCGTGGGTTATAAAACCCTATCGTTCCCTCGGGCGGCTGCACTGTGGCGTACAGAATCTTGTACATGTCCTTGAATCCCGATGCTTGTATTTCGTCCATGAATTCCTTGGAATCTGTTTTGTCTATGCGCCGCGCATCGAATGGGCGCAACGGGGTGATGACATTGCCCTCGCCGTCAAACGTGATGCCATCGTAGTAAAGAATGGTCTCGCCCCTGCGTATCACCACCATCTGATTCACGCTCATGACGCTACGGCTACCCACCGCGAAGTGGAACGGCATAAACCTTGTCGCCTCCCGCACTGCTGCTGTCGTGGTGGGGTTTGTTATCCATCCCCTGCAATCAAGCATCACGCGCCCATCGGGGTAAGCCCGCACAATATCTGTGCGGTGGAATCTGATTGCTATAAAGTCTGCCCGGTGCAATACGCGGTGATGGCTACGTCCGCGCCTTGACTTGTCGAAAGGGGCATCGCCCTTGTACTGCCCACGCTTGTAGGCATGGTCGGCAATGTGTAGTTTGAGTTTGTCATACGTGTTCATAATGGTTCCTTAGATTTAACTGGTTAAAAGATTACGGCTTAGCCTTCGCGGCTGGGTTGGTCTAGCTCATACGGCAGTTCATATATGTCACTGAGCGTCCAGTCTGCAACGCCGTCAGATACCGACCCACTCTCAACTCGTTCCCATGCTAGGGCCTCGGCCTGCTCAGGTGTGTCAGCCTCGATAGTGAAGTCCACATACGATAGGCGCTTAAGTTCTACGATATAGGTTGTCATTTCAGTTCCTCAGGTATTTCAATCTCGTCGCCCAGCTTGCTGGCAACGTAGCAGCGCATGGCTGCGATTAGTGGGGTTGGGCCGGATTCAAAAAAACTTGTTGATGCCCACAGGATAGAAGTCCACTTGCCTCGCTCATCAGTGAAACTAGGACGCACCAACAAACCTTCGCGCTCAATAATCGGCCCTCCTTGTGCCCAATTGTCGGAGGGCTCAAATGGCGCAGGATAGCCAAGCCCGCTTTCATCACGCTGTACTTTCCCTATGTAACAAACCCCCCAAGAATCAAAAGTAACTTTGAGTTCTAGGCACTGTGCCACCGCCCAGTTAAGGGCGGCTCCTGTTAATTCAGATGTTTTCATTTCATTTCTCCCATGTTTAGGTAAGTGGTTATTAAATAGCCCGCGCACATGCCGCCGAATATCAGCATCCCTTGATGCACGGGTGTGCCCCCGCCTAACCCCCAGTC